TGATGTCGTCAAAGGAAGAGGGTTTGATTCCTTGAAGGAAAAGGCAGAAGTATACTGGTCAAGTAAAGCATTAGATCAGTTAGAAGAAATACAACAGAGAGAATCATTTGAAAATGGTGTTAACAAAGCACGCCGTGATTATCGTTCTGGTACGCTATTAACTTTTAAACAGTTCATGGCAAAAATAACAGATATTTTAGACGAGTGGGAGAAATAATAAATAGGATGTGATAACTTTATGATTTAAGATTATGCTATCCTTTCTATTACCACTTGCAACAAAAATAATTTCAGATGCAGTTAACAAGATTCCTGAGAATGAGGAACTTGGAGAAAAACTGATTGACATCTGTCTAGTTATTCTCGGCAAGGCAGTTAAACTGACCAAAACCGATATGGATGACAAGTTACTTGAGACAGTAAAATCTGCTATCAAGACAAGAGAATAGATATATTATGGGGGGTGAGAGCTCCCCTTTTTTATCTTTTTATAAATAAACATAAGAAATACTCTAATTAAACGAGGAAAACAATGGCTGTATTCGGAACGATTGATGCAGCGACATTTGCAAATAATGTTGGCGTCACAAATGGCGATGCTACAGTTACTAAGAATGCCGCTGATACTGTAAACCAAGGAGACGTACTAGTCTTAGATGGTGTTAACTATATTGTAAGGAGTGTATCAAGCACAACTTCAATTGAATTACACACCACCTATGCTGGTAGCACTGAGGCTGCACTAGCAGGAGCTGTACGCAGAACTCCACCTAAAGATGTTGCAGAATATGTAATCAAGGGTGGCGACAGTAATGTTGGCGAAATTTTATTCGTTGACTCAACTGAAGTTGGACTTGCAGAGAACAAGCAACGTGGTTTGAAAGGACCTGGTTGGTGGAACTATAAAACATATACAGATCATTCTGGTGCTACTCGCCATAAGGCAGTGCATTTAGCTTATGTTTATATTGCTGCTGGTACATCTGGTGACTTCACTGATGATACTAAGGTTGCTGATGTAGCATCTGCTGTAACTATTGGTACACAACCTGCTGCTTCTACATCATCTTCTGGTGCTGGTTCATTTGCGAACCTTGCTACAAGTACAACAGGAACACCTGGAGCACTTGCATATGTTTGGCAACGTCAGACTGCAACTGGTAAGCGTTGGGTTAACCTTGCTGCTAACACAGACACAGGTATTACATACGCTAACTTTACTAATGCAACTCTTTCATACACTGGACTTGCTAGTGATGCACTTGATGGTTACAAGTACAGAGTTAAGATCACCTCTGCTGGTGGAACCGAAGAGGTTATCTCTAACGGAGCTGCAACTCTAACATTCGGTACCTAATGAATGAACATTCGTGAACTGGACCATGAAAATTGGTTATTCTTTGCAATTAAACATTATAACAACCCGTTGTCCGTCACCTATCAAGATTTTGAAGAAGACTTAAAGAGATTTAAGTACATCAAAAGATTATTGAAAAGGTATGAGACAACGGGAGAGTTAAAGACTCACTTGATACTTAATCATATTATAGTTTTATATAATGTTTTTGATGATGCAGCAACACCGCTGCTATTTTATAGAGTAGAAGCAACATATTGGTCTGTAATCAAGGCGTTCATGTTGTTTCTAAATAGATTACCACCTAAACTTAACGAGGATGTTGATAAGGAATGTCTAAAAGAACTGAACCTAATCTAAAAGAAGAGATTAACTCAGCAGGCGATGGTTCTGGTCTACAGTTACCACCAGCTTTTGTTATGGTAAATCCTAGACAACATCGTAAGTACAAGAAAAATAATGAAACCGTTGATGGGCGTACCAAAGGTGCTCGCTCTCTCTTCGACCGTATCCAAAAAAGAAAAATGAAAGAAGACACAAACGTAACCGAAGCTCTGTCTACAGATACTGAGAGAGCTCAAAAACAGATTACTCAGGGTAAGAAACTGGGTCGTCAAAAGGATCTCCAGAAAAAACGTGGAGAAGCTAAAGAAAAAATGATGCGTAAAACTAAAGAAATGGATACGCTCATGAAGGCACGTCTTTCTGACTTTAAAAAGAAAGCATCTCAACAAACTAAGAAACTCAAAAAAGAGGAAACTGAAGTGACTACTGATATTATGAATGAAGGACAGGATGTAATCCAAGTTGCATTGGATGTAGCTACATCAGAATTGAATCCCGCAGGTGAAGGTTCATTTGCCAAGGTACAATTTGGTGATGGATCTACACAGAACCTAGATAACTTCTCTGCTAAGCGTATTGCTGCATGTTATGCACAACTAGATGATACTCACAAGCAACAGTTCCAGTACATGCTAAACAAAGACGCTTCTACATATCAATCCGCACTAGATTTTGCTGTGAGAAATGTCTGATATTAATTCAGCAATATTAGAAAGATTAGAAAAAGTAGTTGACTCTCTTCAGGAAAACTCTGTGAAGATGGGTCAACTTCTTGCTGTACACAATGAGAAACTTGACAAGCAGGATAGAATAGATGCTGTCTTGTTTGAGAAGATCGAATCAGTCCATCGTGAAGTCAACAGGAGATCAGATGAGATTAAGAAGGGTTGTGAACGTGACATCCGAAAGGTTGATGATCGTCTTCAAGTCATGGAGAAGAAGATGTGGACAATCGCAGGTGCCCTGACGGTCATATCCTTTGTAGTATCCACACCAGGACAGGCAGTATTGAAAAACTTGACACCTCGGCAGAACCCTGCTAGTATATCAGCAGTAGAAATGCCTTCGATTGAGTTATCTTGACGTAAAGTACATTAATTTAATATCCCCTCGTCTGACTCTCTTCACTAGGAAGAAGGCAGACCTTTTTAATTTTAGGTGTCCTTACTGTGGTGACTCACAAAAGAGAAAGAACAAGGCGAGGGGGTATTTGTTTAAGATTAAAAACAATTTCACCTACAAATGTCACAATTGTGGTGTTGGTAGGTCTCTTGCTAACTTTATAAAAGATCAAGATATACATCTCTATGATCAATTTATCATGGAGAAATTCAAAGAAGGTAGGACTGGTAAGGGAACTGCTACAGCTTCTCCAAAACTCAATTTTTCGGTACCAAAATTTGTTTCAAAAGGAGTGGATCTTCAGAAAATTTCAGAGCTAAATACTGAACATCCAGCACGAGTTTATCTTGAGCAACGTGGTATTAAAGACCTCGATTACTTCTACTATTGTCCAAAATTTAAAGAGTGGACTAACAAACAGAAGCAGACATTTGATACCTTAAGGCAAGATAGTCCTCGTATTATTATACCATTCAGAGATAAAGACGGGAAACTCTTTGGTTACCAAGGCAGATCGCTAGCCCCTAAGGCAAAAATAAGATACATTACGATCATGCTGGACGAAGACCATCCCAAGATCTTTGGACAGGATAAAATTAATTATGAAAAACCGATTTACATTGTTGAAGGACCGTTTGACAGTACCTTCATTAAGAATTCCGTTGCGATGGCTGGGTCTGATGTTGATATTCGGACGTTTGGCTGGAGCAATCATATTTGGATATATGATAATGAGCCACGTAACAGAGAAATCGTCGCCAGAATCTCCAAGTCAATTGACCGAGGAGATAAGGTAGTAATCTGGCCAAAAAATATACAACAAAAGGACATAAATGACATGCATCTAGCTGGACATGATGTTCAAACTCTGGTAGAATCAAATACCTATCAGGGACTAACCGCAACCCTTAAATTTAACGACTGGAAAAAAGTATGACAAACGGGCATGGAAATATCAAAGTTCTCAAGCGAGATGGAACTGAGACAACTCTTAATCTTGATAAGATTCATAAGGTAGTAGAGGAAGCTTGCGAAGGTCTGGGGAGCGGTGTAAGTGCCTCTCAGGTGGAGATGAATTCTGGTCTCCAATTCTTTGATGGAATCGCAACAAAAGATATTCAAGAAATTCTTGTTCGTTCTGCGAGTGATCTGATTAGCTTAGAAAATCCTAACTATCAGTTCGTTGCTGCTCGTCTTCTCCTTTATGGTGTATACAAACAGGTTTTTGGATCTGAATGGGTTCGTGGTCTGCCTAGTGTTTATGATCATGCGTTACACTGTACTGATAAGAGTGTGTATGATCAAGATATTTTGGGTAAATACACAGAAGAAGAGTGGAGCAAAATTAATTCATGGATCGATCATGGACGTGATGAGATATTTACATATGCTGGTCTTCGCCAAGTAGTTGATAAGTATCTTGTTCAAGATCGTAGCAATGGTGTGGTTTACGAATCACCTCAGTTCATGTACATGATGATTTCTGTAACACTATTCCAAAACTATACAGACAATCGTTTAGATTATATTAAAAAGTATTATGACGCAATCTCAAAACACAAAATCAACATCCCAACACCAGTCATGGCAGGGGTCAGAACACCTCTTCGGCAGTTTGCGTCTTGCGTTTTGGTTGATGCTGACGACACCTTGGATAGTATTTTTGCTAGTGATATGGCCATTGGTCGTTATGTCGCACAGAGGGCTGGTATCGGTATCAACGCAGGCAGAATCCGTGGGATCAACGCTAAGATCAGAGGTGGAGAAGTTCAGCACACAGGGGTTGTCCCTTTCCTCAAAAAGTTTGAAAGCACTGTCAGATGTTGCACTCAAAATGGCATCCGTGGTGGATCAGCAACAGTCCACTTCCCAATCTGGCACCAAGAAATCGAAGACATCCTCGTCCTCAAAAACAACAAAGGAACAGAAGATAACCGTGTAAGAAAACTTGACTATTCTATCCAAATTAGCAAATTATTTTACGAACGTTTTATCAACAATGAAGATATCTCATTATTTTCTCCTCATGATGTGCCTGGCCTTTACGATGCTTTTGGGACCATTCATTTTGACTCTCTCTATACCAACTACGAGGCAGATGTGGATATCCCCAGAAAAACCATTGGAGCACAAGATCTAATCTTAGATCTCCTTAAGGAGAGAGCAGAGACAGGTCGTATGTATATTATGAACATCGACCATTGCAATGAACATTCATCTTTCCTAGATAAAGTGAGTATGAGTAACCTCTGTCAAGAGATTACTTTACCAACAACACCATTACAACATATTGATGGTGAAGGTGAGATTGCATTGTGTATTCTCTCTGCTGTAAACGTAGGTAAGATCAATAAGTTAGATGAATTTGAAAACCTCTGTGACTTAGCAGTCCGTGGTCTGGAGGAACTTATTGACTATCAAAATTACCCTGTTGAAGCAGCGAAACGTAGCACTCTCAACCGTCGTTCTCTTGGTGTTGGTTACATCGGACTTGCTCATTACCTAGCAAAAAATGGATACAAATATGACGACCCTGCAGCATGGAAAACAGTCCACGACATGTCTGAATCTTTCCAATATTACTTGCTCAAGTCGAGCAACACCCTCGCTCAAGAAAAGGGCAAGTGTGGATATTTCGATAGAACCAAGTATGCAGAAGGTATCCTCCCAATCGACACTTACAAGCGTGACATCGATGAGTTCTGTGGGAGTGAACTGACTCATGATTGGAAATCTCTTAGATCATCTATCCTGGAGCACGGACTTAGGCACTCAACATTGTCGGCACAGATGCCATCGGAAAGCAGTTCCGTTGTGTCAAATGCAACCAATGGAATCGAACCTCCCAGAGGTTTCTTGTCCACTAAGAAGTCAAAGAAAGGACCCCTTAAGCAGATTGTTCCACAATACAATACGTTAAAAACTAATTACACTCTGTTGTGGGATATGAAAAGCAACGATGGTTACATTAAAGTTGTAGCTGCTATGCAGAAATTCTTTGACCAAGCAATTTCAGGTAACTGGAGTTATAATCCAGAAAACTATGACAATAATGAAGTACCTGTATCTGAAATGGCAGGTGACCTACTTAAAACATATAAGTATGGATGGAAGACTTCCTATTATCAGAACACATACGATCAGAAAGGAGAAGAACCTGAGTTTACAGATGAAAAGAAACAGAGTATAGAGGATTTACTCGCGGATATACTAGAATCAGAGGATGAAGACTGTGACAGCTGCAAAATTTAGATCTAACAAACCCATTACTGCCATGACTAGCGTAGAAGGTATGACGGTATTTAACACTGACGTTGTTGATACTACCAAACAAACTATGTTCTTTGGTCCTCCACTAGGAGTCCAACGATATGATAAATTTAGGTATCCTATCTTTGATAAGTTGACACAAAATCAACTTGGGTTTTTCTGGAGACCAGAAGAAGTTTCTTTACAGAAGGACAGAGCAGATTACCAGACATTAAATGAAGCACAGAAACACATATTTACCAGCAATCTCAAATATCAGATCCTCTTGGACTCCGTACAAGGTCGTGGTCCTGGCATGGCTTTCATGCCTTATTGTTCTCTACCTGAGCTAGAAGGGTGTATGAATATTTGGCAGACCATGGAGATGATCCATAGTCGCTCCTATACCCACATTATCAAAAATGTATATGCTGACCCATCTGATGTCTTTGACCACATTCTAGACGACGAGAAGATCCTCCAGAGAGCACAATCAGTTACCAAGGCATACGATGAGTTCATTAACGTAGCACATGAGTATGGTCAGAGTAATCATTGGAGAGATGGGTGGAGAGATCATATCAATGCTGAATACACACTTAATGATGTTAAAAGAAAACTTTACAGAGCAATGGCTAATGTCTACATACT